CCCTTATGGAACTCGCTCGCGAAAGCCTCGGCAATGCGGGGGTGAACACGCGCGGCCTGTCGCGCGACGAGGTAGCGACGCGGGCGCTGCATTCGATCTCGGACTTCCCCGAGATCCTGTCCGCCGTCACCAACAAGACTTTGCGGCAAGCATACGAGGCCTATCCCCGGACCTTCATGCTGTTCTGCCGACAGGTGCTGGCCACTGACTTCAAGGCGATGCACCGGGTCCAGCTCGGCGAGGCCCCGCAGCTGCTCGAGGTGAGCGAAAGTGGCGAGTTCAAGCGTGGCACGCTGGGTGAGAGCAAGGAGAGCTACAAGGTCAAGACCTATGGCCGCGTGGTCGCGATCACCCGCCAGACGCTGATCAACGACGATCTCGACGCCTTCACCCGCATCCCGGCGATGTACGGCAACTCCATCGCCCAACTTGAGTCGGATGTGGTCTGGGGCATCATCACCGCCAATCCGGCGATGGCCGATGGCAACGCGCTGTTCCACACCACGCACAAGAACCTCGCGGGCACCGGCGCGGCGCTCGATGTCAGCAGCGTCGGTGCGGCCCGCGCCACCATGGCCAAGCAGACCGGGCTCGACAAGAAGACCGTGCTGAACGTCCGGCCCGCCTTCCTGATCGTGCCGGCCTCGCTGGAACTGAAAGCCGAGCAGCTGGTCGCCCAGAACCTCGTGCCCGCCGCGACGTCCAGCGTGGTGCCGCAGTCGATCCGGACGCTCGCGCCGATCAGCGAACCCCGGCTCGACGCCGCCAGCGAAACCGCCTGGTATCTGGCCGCCAGCCCAAACCAGATCGACACCATCGAGTATGCCTATCTCGAGGGTCAGCAGGGCGCGTATATCGAGACCCGCAACGGCTTCGATGTCGACGGCGTCGAGATCAAGTGCCGCCTCGACTTCGGCGCCAAGGCGATCGACTGGCGCGGTCTTTACAAAAACCCGGGCGCGTAAGCCGCACCCCATGCTGAACCCTGCCATGCGGGCGGTCCTCACGGACCGCCCTTCATCGTTCCACAAGGATCCCCATCATGAAAACCTACGTCCAGCCCGGCAACACCATCACCCTGACCGCGCCCTATGCCGTGACCTCCGGCGACGGCCTGCTTGTTGGCTCCATCTTCGGCATCGCATCCGGGGACGCTGCCCTCGGTGAGCCCGTCGAGACCGCGCTCACCGGCGTATTCGACCTCACCAAGGTTGGCTCGCAAGCCTGGACCGTGGGCGCCAAGGTCTACTGGGACGACACCAATAAGCGCACCACGAGCGTGGCCACATCGAACACGTTGATCGGCGTGGCGACCGAAGCGGTGGCAGGCGGGGCTGGTGACACCGTGGGTCGCGTACGCCTGAACGCGAGCTTCTGATGACTGGATTTGCCGCCATCGTTGATGCGCTGTTCTCAGATCCCAACATCGGGCGGGAAGCGGTATACACCTCCGATGGCGGCGCGCCCGTTTTGGTGCGCGTAGTGTCACGGCAGGCGGACGCAATCACCGACTTCGGCGATGCGCGGCTCTGGTCCGAGACTACCCGGATCGATCTTCGCGTAGCTGAGGTTGCTAACCCGCGCCCCGGCGACCGCTTGGAAATCGACGGGGACGCCTTCCTTATACAGGGCGAGCCCGTTCGCGACCGCGAGCGGCTCGTCTGGAGCGTAGACCTACGCCCGGCATGAAGCTGAAGCTCGACATCACGCCTGATCTTGTTGCCGCCATGGCGGCCGAGGTGAAGGCGGGCGAGAAAGCTGTCACCGCCGCCATGCGCGAAGCCGGGACCGGGTTGAAGTCTTCGTGGCGCATGCAGATCACCGGCGCAGGGCTCGGGCGACGGCTCGCCAACTCGATTCGCAACCAGACCTTCCCGCGCGCAGGCGAAAGCCTCGATGCCGCGGCGCTGGTCTGGTCGAAAGCACCGGTCATCGTCGGGGCGCACGACACCGGTCCACTGATCCGCTCAAAAGAAGGGTTCTACCTCGCAATCCCGACCGCAGCAGCAGGCCGAGGTCTGCGCGGCCGTCGGATCACACCCGGCGAATGGGAACGACGGCGCGGTCTGCGCTTACGCTTTGTCTATCGCCGCCGAGGACCCAGCCTGCTGGTTGCGGAGGGACGGCTGAACACAAAGGGTCAGGCTGTGGTGTCGCGCTCGAAAACCGGGCGCGGCAAGGTCACTGCGCCGATCTTTCTGCTGGTGCCGCAGGTGAAGTTGCCGAAGCGGCTGGACCTCGACCACGACGCCGAGCGCGCGCTGGACAGCGTGCCAGGGCTAATCGTGGCGAACTGGGTGGAGGGGAGGCTGTAGCCTCCCCACCGGACCAAAACTGTGACCTTACGCTGACTGTTTGGCTGATAGCGGCAGGACCTGCCCACCGGCTTCTCTAATGGCGTCTCGCAGGATGTCATGCAATTGTTCCAGAAAGGCGCGGGCATCGGCACTCATTGCTGCGCTAATACGCGGGGCTGCGTGATCATGGATTTCCTCGATCATCCGGGAGCGTTTACCTGCCGACCCGGGGCCACTGAAATCGTACGCGTCGCGCCAATGGGAGACCTGCTCATCGGTAAGACGATTTTTGGTCAGTCTAGACAGCTCTTTGAATACGGCTTCTCGGATGGCATCTAAAGCAATCTCGCGTTCATCATCGTCTTCGGGCTGCCTTGTCCAGCCCGCTGGCCGGTCAAGCCACTTAGACGCCTCTTCCTGAAGCCGTGCAAGGAGGTCCGCGACTGGGGTCAATGTATCGTACTCGTCAGCCCAATGATTGGCGAACCGCCGGCTTAGAGCCTTAATACGTGTCCAGTGCTCCTTGGATATGCCGTCATGATAAGAAAGTCCTAGCTTTGCGCACCAAGGATCCCTGAACGCATCGATGGCGTCGTGCATTGCGATTTCGAGGCCTTTGAACTCGTACATCGGGCTGCAGTCAGTTCTCTCAACGGGCTCTATCGCGTGTTGCATCATGTCGATGAGCCGCGCCAGTTCACGCTTGAAGCCGCCGGGCAACTTCGCAGTCCTGCGGTCCAAGCCGCCTAGAAAGATGGAATGATTGTCAACCTGACGCTCAATTGCGCCGGCAACGCCGGAGCCCACGATGTCTCGCAGGCTTGCGATGGCATTGCCGACCGACCCAAGAACGTGATCCCGTTTCTGCTCGAAGGAGCCGAGGTTCGCGCCCTTGACTTGGTCGAAGTGGGTGAATGCGATGGCTAGCTTTCGGGCGAAGCCAGAACTACCGACCGAGCGCAATAATGCCAGTGGAGCAGCCTGCATCGGCTGCTGTGCGTTGTCGACCAAGAGGATCATGTCGACCTTCGCAAATTTATTGGTAATACGCGTGGAAACTGACGACACGCTTGTAGCGGTATGTCCGAGCCCCTGACCATCAAGCAACACTAACCGAGGTTCCTCGCTTATGTCGGCCAGTTCGGGGAATAGCGGACCCTTTACTCGAATGCCATCTACGAGCGGCGTAAGCAGGCGCCCAAACTGCTTGTGATGATTGCTTGAAAACCACCGAACGGCAGAAAGGAAATGCTCACGGTCATCGACCTCAATTGTCCAGAGAACAGGCCAGTCGGTCGACGACCTCTGCAGATCACCGTCCTCGATCTTGGAGAAACGATCGGCGACTTCCTCCGTGATATCCAAGGCCAAATTCGAGAATTGCTGATGCTTGAAGGCTTCGACCCCGAATAGTTCCAGCCATGTTGCCCTGTCGTCCGCAGTCTTCTGGTCAGCGATCTTACCTAGGCTTCCGGCAAACTTTTCCTCAACCTCCGCCGTCAGCGTCTTGATCCGGCTGACGAACTCCTTGAGCCGTGCGTGGTTGCGTTCCCGCTCCTCAGGCGGAACGGCCTCGGCCTCATCGATTTCTACCGCCGTATCCTGCTCGTCATCGAAGGAGAAGTCATCGGCTTCCTCCGCAACAGTGTCCGTCCAGCCGCCAAGAACATATGATAGCCGGAACCGTTGTTCGCGATGTTCGAGGAGGGCCGCTGCAATCTTGCCATCGGGCTTCTTTTGAACAGCCTCAAGGCATGCCTCCTCAAGGCATTCGTCAATATGTGCACGCACCTCATGCTCTGGCATGAACGTAACAGCGGCCTCGTAGCTGCCCGGTGATGTGACAATCTCGAAGTCCGCAGTGGTTGTCTTGGCGGTTGACGTTGATGGGAAACGGTCGGCCTCCGGGTCGGAGCCGATAACGTGACGGAGCAGCGTCGTCTTTCCTGCGCCGGTTGTTCCGAGGAACATCACAGTGCTGTAACCGTCGTCTGCATCCGGAAGAGGAATCACTTCGCTGCGTCTTGTTTCTGGGTCAATGCGTGATGCCTCGATCCCGTCGAAGAAGGCCGATACAACCACGGGTTCATACCGGGACTCAGCGTCGCTGCGACGGTCGCCGCTCCACCAATACTCGTCATGTAACAGCTCATTTAGTTGGGCAACGAGGCGGTTCGCCTCTTCTTCATCACTGGTGCCGAGGCCCCGACGAACTTTTATGCCTCGCTCGCCACGGCTGTCGGTTCTTACAGGATGTCGAAATGTGACGCTCCACCCGGGACGGTTCGAGCGGGACTTCGATGCGGTAAAGGATTTCTCGGCCATGGTGTTGTTCTCCGTTGTTCCAGAATTCCCTTTTGTCACGCTCAAGCGCTGCGGTCAATCATTTTTGGAACAACGTGGAACAACGCACTGAATCAACTGATCGGGAAATCCCTCGATGCCCACCCGTCGTGAAACCATCCTCACTGCGCTGCACGCGCGGCTCTCGGCGCTGCCCGCAATGGCTCTTCGCGGCGAGGTGCTGCCCGAGCGCGTGCCTACCGAGGGGCTGCTGATCCTGCGCGATGGCGAACCAGGCGAGCCCGAGGTCACGCTGTCGCCGCTCGCGTACCACTACCAGCACCGCGCCGAGATCGAGGCCGTCGTGCAAGGCGCCGACCGTGACACCGCATTCGACACTCTGACCGCCAGCATCGGCACGGCGCTCGCCGCCGACCGCACGCTGGGAGGGTTCTGTGACTGGGTCGAGGCGGAAGCACCGCGGCCGATAGATCTGCCGGTCGAGGGCACGGCCAGCCTGAAGGCGGCGGTGATCCCGGTCGTGCTGCACTATTCCACGGCCGCTCCGCTCGGCTGATCCCGACAACCTGAGGAGAACACCATGGCACGAGCCCAGGGGGCGCGGGCGCTGATGGCGCTTGCGTTCGAAACGACCTATGGAACGCCGCCCGTGAGCGGCTTCACCAAAATGCCCTTCGCCAGCACATCGCTCGGCGCGGAGCAGCCGCTGCTGAACTCGGAGCTGCTCGGCTACGGCCGCGATCCGCTGGCG